TAAAGGCCTTTCTGAAGATCAGGCTCGTGGTATTGCCGCTGGTATTTTTGCCGAAAGTGGCAATGACCACACGGCGGTTAATCCAACCAGTGGAGCGATGGGACTTGGCCAAATGCTAGGCCCCCGCAAAGCAAACCTTATTCGTAAGTATGGAGAAAACCCAACCAAAAATGAGCAGCTTGAGCATATTTGGCATGAGCTTACTGGTGGAGATCATGGCGGTCCCAAAGTTCTGGAAAAAGAAGATGCCCATGCTGTTTTGGATTCGTACATCAAAGACTTTATGCGCCCTGCCAAAGGTCATGAAACGACTAGCGACATATCCCGTGGCCAAAAAGCTTTGGGTTATGCCTATGGCGGTCTTGCTGGCCGTGATGGATATCAGAATGCTGGCGTTGTCCAATTAACACCAGAGCAAATCGCGGAACAAGAGAGGCGGGACAAAGCTCAAGATGAGCTTGTTAAAGGACTTAAAACCACAGCATCTAAGGCACCCACCACTGAAGTAAAGAATACGGAAGCGGCATTAAGCGCAGCCGCAATACCAACGTTCTCACCCGCAGATGTGGAAAGGGCTGTTGCTAATAATAATGAAGCCACCGCTTCATTTGTGCCGACACCAGAACAAATTGCAGAACAAGAGAAGCGGGATGCTGCCGTTGATGAGCTTCTTAAAAAGCTTAAACCAACGACATTTAATACAGCGCCCGTTGACGGATCTGAGTTTAAAGTTACTGGTAAAATGCCTGTAGCAGGATTAGCCGGTGCCTCAGCGTCTGAAAAGAAAATTAAGCCAGCCTATGATCCTAACACAAAGAAATTTTTCCCACGCCTATTTCATGGCGAGACTGATGCTGTCCTTGCTGCGTTGCAGGGCCTTGCTGCTATGGGCACTGCGCCCACACGCAGCCTTGGCGTAGCACTGGCATCCGGCATTGGCGCTGGGGCGCAGGCATTCCAAGGGCAGCGTGAATTTGGTCGTAAGACGGCTGAGACAGCAGCCCAGACCATGACGGCTGAGGCTGCAAAGCGCGAGTCGTTTAATAATACAATTAAAGCCAATGCGGATGCTGTAGTTGCCGCAAGTGGCCGCTTTGAGAAGCTTCAATCCATTTTGAAGGATGCAAGGTCGCAGCGGTTTAACGCAACGCAGACGCTTGACCCGAAAGATCCCGAAACTGCCAAGACGCTTGCCGCTATGGAGGCTCAGGAAAAAGACATTCAGGCGCAGCTTACCGCCGCCTATCAGAAACAGCCTACTGGGCTCAGTGCGGCTATTACTGGTGATAATACACCTACTGGTGACGCGCCTCCTACCGGTCTTGTGCCTAGCGCAAAGCTACCAGAGCCAGTTGCCACCCCAATACCGCGCTTTGATCCAACAAACCCCAAGACTTGGGCTGCTTATAAGACGGCTGCAAATCAGCTTGGGTACAGTACTGCAAATGTTGATGAAGCAATGGATATGCTTACAAATCGCAGTCTGATAAAAGACGCTAACGGTGACTATGTTTACAGCCCCCTTATTGCCGGTGCCGCAACCCGCGCAGCGCAAACTCAAACATCTGGTGTCCAAGCCATTGAGCGAAACCAAGGTATCCGCGAAGGTATTGATAATCTTGTTACCGAATATCAAACTCTTGACACCACTTTTGCTGGCTTGCCACGCCAAATTGATGCCCAAATGCTTCCTGAAAGGTTAGCTGATATTTCAAATGGATGGGCGCGTTTAACCAATGTTCCACCTAACCCAGATCCTAAAAACTCTAGGCTTTCAATGATGAACATCATTAAAGCCGCCGCAAATATGGGCCTTATTAAAGAAGATACATTGCCAACAATGCAAAATGTTAACATGGCCCTTGAGAAGATGTTTAGGGGTCAAGATTGGGCCGTAGCTCGGAATACGGCAGCGCAGTGGGTTATGGATTTTAACGTAGCCAATGGCAGGGATGAATTTGACAACCCTAAAATTGATGGGCGCTCAACAAGCTTTGGGAACGCTGTAAACCAACGGGCGCAACGGATCCTTGCAAATCAGAAGAGGGGTAACCAGTAATGGCAAAGCCAGCCCCAGAGCCATCATGGTGGGATAGCGCGACAGGTGCTGTTAGTGATGCGTGGGAGGCCGTTAAAGCGGCTCCGGGCCAGCTTTACGACGAGTACCTGAAACCAGATGCACCTGTGTCTATCGACTCAAAGGGGCGCGTTTTTCAGCCACCGAAGCCGGATAAAAAAGGCGTAATTCGTCAGCCCTATCCAGCGGTAGATTTATCCCTAAGCGCAATGTGGAAGAATTTCCATCCCATCGATTCTGCCTTTGCCTTGGTGCAGGGCATTGGCCAGCTTCCCCAAGCTGGAGGCGCTATATCATCTCTCAAGCGCGGCATGATGTTAATTGAAAACGATAAAAAATTTAATGCCTACAAAAGGGCTCATCCTCGCGTTCCAGATGCATCTAATCCTTATTACATGTCTCCTCAAAAATACCGGCAATTGCGGATTGCTGCGGATTTTGATCCTGATGCAATGGCGACTTACAGTCCGCTGCAATCAAGATATAAAAACCCACAATTAGAAATGCAAAAAGATAGGTTTGTCGCACAATCAGCGGTAAGCTCATATAGCTATACTGACAAAAATGGCGTCCAGCATACTGATTTCAATCACTTGAGGGACACAATTAACCGCAACCCAGTAGACGTTATTACGACAATCATCCCTTTTTTGGGCCAAGCCACTAAGCTTGCTCAGTCTGGCAAGCTTGCTGCTACACTTGCACGGCTGGCAGAAGGAACCGGCATTGTCGCTGACATGGGCGCTGCATATGCCCCAGTAGTGCGGGCAATAAACACCGGGGCCAAAGCAGTCGCAGAAAGCCCGGTCGGTCGCGGGACAAAATTTGTAGCAGATACAGCTATGAAGGTTGCAGATCCACTCACTGAGGTGGTCTTACCAAAAGCAGTTGGAGCCGCTGCCAAGGGTGCCACACGCATATTTGGGTCTAATGGCATAGAAATATTTAACCCAGAATTTGCTAAGGCATGGTCTGACCATTTGAGCGCAAATGGCTTAGAAGATGCAGATGACGCCACTAAAAACGATGCTTTTCAGCAGTTCCAAAGAGTTACTGGTGGTCAGTATGGGGATGTATTTAATCCCCAAACAGTCGCCGCCATCCGGGAAGCTGGCTTCGATCCAGCCCGCTTTAGCTCCCCATCGCAATGGGAGGATTTCCAAAAGCAACTTAGCCGCACAGGTCAGGTTATTAGCCCCGCAGGCGTAAGGCAGGCTGTCGCAAAAATGGCTGGCGCTAAATCGCCCACGACCTCTGCCGTCACGCAGCAACCGGGCAGCTATCTGTGGACACGAACTGGCCGTGAACAGGCTGCGCGCAATACCGCAACTGGTCAAATTGACGCAAATCTTCAGTCGCAATTTGGAACAGATATAAAAGATTTTAATATTGCGCGCCATGCCGTTCACTCCGTTCTGGGTGGTGGGACATCTAGCCCAGTGGCATTCCGCTCACCGACACTTAGCAACGAATATATTTATTATCCATCAAATGACACATTTGTCCTTGATCGTGGTTCTAGTTATGTGCCGCGCCCCGGCGGATCTCGCTACGCTACCATTGATAGTAGTAGTCCTCAATTTGGAATTTTAAAAAATGACGTTTCTGGCATTGTTACTAATTCTGGCATGGCTGCGGCAAAAGGATCTCCAAACCCCCTCTTCAGAAAAATAGAACAAAACTACCGGGCTGGCATAACAGACCCAGACAATTTGGCGGAGTCTGTCCAAGGTTTAGTGCCAGAACATATTTTAGACCAAACTGGCAGCATTTCCAGACCGAAAAACGAGCTACCGGGCCAGCTTAATTACGACACCCTGCGCTCAGGTTTGGGCACTGAAGGGCAGCAAGCCCTTGATGCTTATCTGAAGCAAAGGCTGGTTACCGCCAGTGACCCCAATGCCGCCTTGGTTTCTTCTGACGTTCTGCAATCAAAAAATCCCGACTTCTTTAGGCCGGATGAGCGCCCCCTTTTTGAAACGGGGGTCAATGGCAGGAGCGTTGTTAATGCGCCTGTCGATCCTGCATCCGGCAGGAAGTCTTTTATTGAATATGCAAAGAGTAAAATTGCGCCAGATACCACCAACGCTGCCTTTTGGGGTCTTTTGCTTGGGCAAAGCCCCACAAACGCAGCACTTGCTGCGACAGCGAATTTGGCTTGGAACGCTGGTGAGCAGCTTGTCTCCCCACTTGGCCTTTCAGATCGCTTTGGCGCTCCTATAGCTCTTGATCCATCAAAATGGATTAGCGGCAATAGGCCGACTGCCCCAGTGCCTGCTTTGGGGGCAGAGGCAACCCGTCTCAACCAACAGCTTGTTGGTTATGGAAACCAATTTGATGAAAATCAAAAACCCAAGCCGCCTGTAGCACCCCCAGCCCCTCCCCCCGTTTTGTCCAAGCCTATCGATATAAATGACACAGCGAGTGCGCCTGCCGCGATTGCTGCACAAAAGAGCGGAAAGCCATTTGTAAGCCAATATGATATGGATATTGAAGGGAATACTTCGCAACCCACGGGGGGCGGTAAACCTTTTGTAAGCCAATATGATATGGATGATCCAATGGCACCTAAAAAACATGGCGGTCGGATCGCATACAAAAAGGGTGGCGCGGTCAACTCTGGCATTGAGCATTTGGTCCAAGGATTGATGAGCCGCTACAAGGCCGTCAAGCGGTCGCAGGACAGTGGTACAAAGACATTGCTGCGGCAACCTGACCAAGCTATTGTGAAGGCGCTGGATGTGGCTCAGAAGGCGATTTAAGGAATTTTAAAATGGTGGCAACAGCAAACAAAGACCTCACTCTTCCGGCATATAACTCTACAAGCCCCACTTGGGATGTTCCGCTCAATGCAAACTTTAATGGCATTGACAATGCTTTTGGTGGTAAAACCATTAAAAACCCAACGGGTGTTTCTGGCACGGTCACCCTAACAGCTACTGAGTACACGCCGCCCCTCTTAATAATCGGGACAAGTATATCAGGCACAGCGACCCTGACGGCAAACGTAAATTATCAAATCCCATCTGGCGTTGGCGGCTTTTGGTATGTCTATAACAACACCACAGGAGCCTTTACAGTTACATTTTCTTCGGCTGGCGGCGGAACCAGTATTGTTCTGGGCCAAGGCAAAACAACAATCATCATTTCTGACGGCACAAATATTGGCCTTGGTAGCACGACAGCACCCAGCCCAGCAGGTAGCACCACGCAGGTGCAATTTAACAATGCCGGTGTTTTGGGTGCATCTTCAGATCTGACTTGGGGTGCTTATTCAGCGACATTTACAGGGACGATTGCAGCCTCAACAAGCACCTTAGTCACCACAGGGGTAACTGGCACGATCCGGATTGGGATGACGCTTGGAACCATTACTGGCGGCAGTGGCCTCGTTGCCCCAGTTACGATCCTTTCTCAGGTTTCCGGTACGACAGGCGGTGCTGGAAGCTACACAATTAGCCAGACCAACACAGGTGGAGCAGGCGCAACTACGCCATCTGCGTCCTTCTCAGCCCTCGCAGCATCAAATATTATCGGAAGCTTTTCAGGCAACGCCGCTACTGCTACAACAGCTACAACAGCTACAACAGCTACAACTGCTACAACTGCCACCTATGCAAGCATTGTAACAGGGACTGCTCTGGCCATTGGTTACCTTCAGCTTCCCCAGAATTTGCAAACCACAACATATTCAGCATTGATTGGGGATGTAGGCAAGCATATCTACTCCACAAGCAGTGTCACGCTTAATCCCAGCGTGTTCTCTGCCGGTGACGCCTTCGTTATTGTCAACAGCAACACGGCCACAACCTCAATCTCCATTATCGCGGGAACGGGCGTTGTTCTTCGGATTGCTGGCACCACAACCACAGGCACACCGCGCACCCTTGCACCAAATGGCATGGTATCTGTTCTGTGCGTTGTCGGTGGCGCTACGCCCACATTTTTAATCTCTGGCGCAGGAATTACCTAATGACCGGCATGATGTGTGCGGCAGCGGGGGCTGCGGGAACAGATGGCTCATATATTGTAAATGTTGGGAAAAGTGAGCTTAACGGTAAAGTTAACATAGACCTCTATGGTTTTCTAACAAGCAGTCTTCAAAGCACCCCCGGCTCCATAACCCCAACAGCAGCGACTTTCAAAAGTGTGACAATCGTAGCCGTGTATTCAAGCGGTGTAACTGTCGGCTTTGCAAACTCTTATATTGCTTTATTTCAAGGCAACCAAATAGCGGGATTTTTTAATACACTAAAAGTGAACGGCACGACCGTTGTTGGCACCTTGGGAGCCCCTAATTTTGACGGCACTAATACAAGCTTTACGATTAGCTTAACATCTTCCCCTGCGGCTACACTATTTGGGACAACACTCAGTGCCCCAATACCAATTATAATGACTTAAAGGACGGCAATATGGCTGACGAAACTGCTAACCCAGAGCCAACGATTGGTACAGAGCCCGTTGTTGAAATTTACAATAGCCCAGAAAGTAACATTTTTGTTGAAATTCACAATGATGTGGAGCCCCTTTGATGCGTAATCTTTGTCGCCGCTACCCGATGTTTAATGTCGATCTAGTTTATCTTGATCCCAACGAGAAATTTGACTCCCCCGTTGCTCACAGCACATGCATCGCTGGTTTCGTATTTCAAGGGAATACGGTGTATAATTCTTTGAGAAATAAAGAAGGTGATTTTCTCACACCATGCAATGGTGGCTTATTTGAAATTTCACCTAAAAATAAACTTTACCCAATGATCGTTACGGCGGGCGATAGCGGCGCTTCATGGCTATGTGTGTCTTACAAAGTTGAGGGCACCTATGAGGCCCAGCATGTCAATATAGTTAGTGACTACACCTTACCTGCTGGCTGGGGCTTTGCTGTTGCTCAAGGCGAGGTAACTGCTGATGGTAAAACTGCCACGCAGGGTTTATATTTTGAACCAAGAGCAGCAGATATAATTGTTTCAGGCTCCGCAGACTTAATAATTTTGAGGTAGATAGATGAAGGAAGATGACATAAACCTGCGCCTGACAACGCATGAAGCTGTTTGCGCTGAACGTTGGCGAGAAACCATATTGCGGATCAAGCGCCTTGAGGCCGTCATGATTGGTAGTGCGGGCTTCACAATCGCATTGCTTTCAGCAATTGCATTTAGGATGAATTAACATGAGCTTTCTAAATGATTTTGAGAGCAAGCAAGATGGTACAAACGATACCATAGAGTTTGTTATTCGTGTGGCCATCGTCACGCTGTCTGCGGTTATACTTGTGGTTGTACTGGCGCTCGTTGTTGGGCTGTTTGTTCCTAACGACATTGTAGATAGCACCGCAATCCTCGACACGGTTAATCCAGCCTTTCAAACCATCATTGGAGCATTCGTCGGCTTGCTTGGTGGCCTGAGCTTAAACGCAAATGCGCGTGACAAGGGCGCACCAGAGCCGGAAGAGCCTTTGGAATTGACGCCTGCGCCAGAACTAGAAGCACCCAAAGCCTATAGAGATCCGCAGGGCACAGTCTTTATTGATACGCCTGAAGACGATGATGACGATGACATGGCACCTTGGGAGAAATACCGCAACGACTTGCGTTATGATGCTAATGGCGATGGTGTGGTTGATGAGGATGATTTTCCTGATTGGCGGAGTGCCGGACAATGAGCCTTGTAAATCTTCAGCAAAAAATTGGCGTGACCGCAGATGGTGCATTTGGTCCGGGCACCTTTAAAAAAGCTGCTGCTTATTACAAGCTATCGCCAGATCGCGCCGCGCATTTCTTTGCTCAAACGGCGCATGAAAGTGGAGGCTTCAAAGCATTTAGTGAAAACCTGAATTACGGTGCCAAGGGGCTTCGCGGCATCTTTGGCAAGTACTTCCCAAATGACGCGCTGGCCCGTTCCTATGAGCGCCAGCCGCAAAAGATCGCAAACCGTGTCTATGCCAACCGCATGGGCAATGGCCCTGAAGGCAGCGGAGATGGATGGAAATATCGTGGCCGTGGCGCGCTTCAGCTTACGGGCAAGGACAATTACCAAGCCTTTGCCAACTACATTGGTCGGCCAGATGTCATGACCAATCCAGATCTGGTTGCTAGTGAACTCTGCTTTGAAAGCGCCCTTTGGTTCTTTGACCGCAATAAACTGTGGGGCATCTGCGACCAAGGCACAGGCGATGCAGCAATCCTTGCGCTGACAAAGCGCATCAATGGCGGGACGCATGGCCTTGATGACCGCAAGGCAAAGACGAAAAAGTACGCAGGCTGGCTATGAAAGATATTAACTGGGCCGACATTCTCAAAGGTGCAGTTCCTATCCTTATAGCCTGCATCGCATGGCTATTGGGGCAAGTAAATGGCTTTGAAACTCGATTGACTAAAGTCGAGACTGCCATGCCTATCCTTATTACACAGGACGGCGTACCCACAGACAGTCCTCTTTCGGCAAGGGCTAGGACGGAAATGCGTGAACACCTGACAGGCGAAATTAACGACCTGAAGGTGCGCGTTGGCGTTCTTGAAAGTAAACCTAAATAACACAAAGAAGTACGCAACATGGCTTTAATCAACCCAGTTATGATATATGGATTAGCAGGTGCTTTGATCATTGGCGCGGCATCCGGATACAAGGTCCGCGATTGGCAGTGCGATGCGGCATATGCAAAGGCTCTGGAAAAAGCTGAAAAGTTGCGAGTCAAAAAACAGGAGATAGTTGATGATATTTCGCAAACCTATGAAACCCAACGAGATCAAGCCAATGGGGTGGCAACCGAAAGGACCTATACCATTCGCGAAATATACAAAACGACTCCTGCCATTTCTCCTGATTGCACTGCTCCTGATGCTGTGCGCCGGTTGCTCGAAAGCGGTGTCCGTGACGCCAATGCCGCTGCCACCGGCAAACCTAGCGTCGAACTGCCCGACTCTCCAAGATCCGCCATTGGCGCTGATCGACCCTGAACGGTCACTCTGGGAGTCGGCCATAATCGCAGAATATATCGACTGCGCGACAAAGCATCGCCTGACTGTTCAAGCTTGGCAGGATGCGGCAAACGTAAAGTAATTATTTTCCAAGGTGGTCTAAATACCAGACCGCTTTGCGATAATCTTGAGCGGAATTGCCTTTATGGCCAGCGCGGCTGATGTATTTAAGCGCATTGCCAACGCAATATCCCTCAAATTGCTCTGAGGTCAGCTTGGCCTGAATGTAGTCAATCGTCTCAATGCCACCCACTTTATAGTGCGGAGGTTGGTTGACCATATCCCGCTCTTCCTCATTCATTTTTGTGATCATTTCTTTTACGCTCAGGCCTTTATAGTCAGGGTCTGGGATGTGAAAATTGGTTTGAAAATCAGCAATGCAAAGAGGGCATGGCTCATATGATGGGAAATTATGTTCGCAGGGTTTATTCTTCATGGCATAAAAACCTTAACCTTACCGATATGCATGCAGTTTAGGCTGACATCACCCTTTTGAAAATAGTCAGGGTTTGTCAGCTTGGTCCTGTTCCCATCATCTTTGTAAATTTCGCTAATGATAATAAAGTCTGAATTACCGATTTCCGCAACCAGATCCTCTAAAGATCTCGCAGGGTGGTCACCGATAATCTGATGGACAGGATGGCCCCCAAAACTTGGCATGTGCATCGTAAAAAGAAATCGCATAATAAATCTCCAAAAAGAAGCGGGGCCTCAGCCCCGCCTCCCCTTGGTCACTTAGCCAAAATCATCGTCGCCGTCAAAGCCGGGAACATAATCATCTGAAGGTGCGCTTACCTTTGTACCACCAGTGGATGGCGGAGAGCTAGCAGACGATGCTGCGCCGCTACGCGACTTGGGGATGTATACAAGGTCAGCAGGACGGTCCACCCAAGATGCAATCTTGAATACTGGCGAATAATTGGTGGACTTGCGCGCACCTTCGCCAGACGTGATCGGGGTTGTATCGACCAATTCCACGACAGGGAGCTTGCCCTTATTCGAAGATGCACCAGCAAGGTAATCATCATGCAGGGCGTTTAAGCCGCGCAGGAAGGCCTTGGCGGTCGAGGCCAGTTCGCGGAGGTCGCCGCCATTTTCCTTGGACAATTTGACAAGGATACGGGCTCCGGGACGGTGATCCGGCGATGGAGCCTGCGGGATTGGGTCCCCAATGCGGACAACCGCAAAGTCAGGCGCGCTGCCAGTGTTAAAGTTGATGGTTCCTGTTTCGATGTTTTCGAAATCAAAGATTGCCTTGAACGAGCGCGTGATGTCGATCTGATCATTTTCGCCGTTAACACGGTCACGGCGGAACATGCGTCCAGCCTTCGCGTCAAACTTGATGATCGGGATGATATCGCCGCTGTCTGCGGTTTCATAGTTTAAACCAAGTGCCATTTTCATTTTACCTTTTACCATTTTGCAGCCATCTGGCCGACTGCATGCCTTACCGCTTATGCGGAAACTGGTTACAGACCCCACGTCTCAAACACGGCTTGGCGCGTAATGGGGTCGTTGAAATAAAAGCTGTCCACGTCAGGGACCACAAAAGAGCAAAGCTCAAGAGGATCGTCGCTGAGGGAAAGGAAGCGTTGGATCGTCAGTGCCACAGTCTCAAGAGCTTTGAGGTGGTCGCGATAATTCTCAAGCTCATATGTCGCCGTCTTCTTTGGCGTTACATAGCTGATGCGCGCAGAAAGGTTATCGCCACGCGCAGCCTTGTACAGGGAAACTTGCCGTGCGTGTGGCTGTTTGATCTTGCTTGGAAGCTGGTGCGATGTCTTCAGGTCGATCAGGATGCCCTTATGCTCCCACTCAAAGTCGTAATAGCCAATGAGTGGTACGCTAAGGCCTTGTACCTCGACTGAGACGTGACCCTGAGTGGATGATGGGATGCCATATGGCCGCAACTCTGCAAGACCCATACGCACAAAGTCGCCAAGAGAGTTGCGCTCTTTATCGACGCTGCCGTCAAAGATCAGTGCCGTCAGGGTGTTGTACTCATCCTTGGCAACGGCAATGCACTCATCGACGCTTGCATCAGGGTTAATAAGGCCAAACACCACGCCAGATTCGGCTGACGTTCCACGATGCGCCGCAGGGCCCACAGGGGAGTTTTTCTTCATGCACTTTTGCAAAATGAAAGCCGCTGGAGCGGCTGTGAAAGTATTGCACGACGATGGCGACAGATGCGCGATGCCGTACTTTTCAAAAGGGGTCATAAAGTTCCTAACGTTTCGTATGGGCTATATACTCTATCAACAAGAAACCTTTGTCAAGCGCAATGAGGGTAAAAAAGTTGTTGCTATTTGAAAATTGTTATGAGATTTAATGAGTGCGCCGGAAACGGTGTTTACGACAATATATGAATTTGAGGTATTTTAATTATGTTTAAAATTATAAAAAATGCGGATCTTCCGATTGGAAAGATTCGCCCTGTTTATCCTTTTGAGTATTTGGAGGTTGGTGACGGTTTTGACGCTGTTGACAACCTTGGCCATACTAAAACGGGTCTTTCGCGCCGCAAAACGGGTATCAAAAACAGCATGGCGAGGTTTCGCAGATTAATCAATCCAGATGCGAAGTTTGTTGTTGGGTTGCATCCGAATGACCCTGACACCCTGCGCTGCGTCCGCACACGTTAATCATAGCCTTGGGAGGTAATATGACCAGAAGCACAATTACGCCCGTTGAGCGGGAATGGCTCAAACTTAATACAAGGATCCTGAAAAAGGAGAGTGAGCTTTTCAGCTTGAAAAACGAGTTGCGTTCTATCAAGCCGGATGTTCTCAAAGCCTTGGGGTATTGTTATGGTATCCGTGATGAAACAGTCACTGGCCGCATTCACGCCAAAGCTATGTAATGATGGAGATGTTATGACAGATATTGTGGAAGAGGCTGTAGAAGAAGTGACGGAAGAGCAATTTGAGTTTTCAAGCTTTGGCGGAAAATATGTGTTTCCAATTACGGAGGACTCTGTGATTTCCGGAATGGAATTGAGGGATTATTTTGCAGCCAAGGTTATGCCTATAGCCTGCAAAACAACGACAAACATATGGGCAGTGGCCCGTATGTCTTATGAATATGCTGACGCAATGATTGCAGTACGCGAAGAAGGAAAAAAATAATGTCTTACGAAATTAAAGCAGAATATCTTCGCGTATTCATTGAGCGCATTGAGCGCCAAGAAGAAGAGAAGAAGCAGACTTCTGAATATATTCGCGACATTTATAGCGAAGCCAAGGGTCAGGGTTATGACACCAAGATCTTGAAGCAGATCATCCGTTTGCGCCGCATGGAAAAAGCTGCGCGTGACGAAGAAGATGCGTTGCTTGACACATATAAGGTGGCTTTGGGGCTGTGATTGTACTTGGCATTGATCCCGGACTTAGCGGCGCGATTGCGTTCTATGACACGAGGACGGGTGACGTGACGGTTGTCGATATGCCGACCGTCGAGGTCACGCGCAGTGGCAAAAAGAAGAACGAAGTTAGCCCACAACTTCTTTCGGATGAGATCGCAAAGGGCTTTGCCGACAAAGCTTTTGTCGAGCGGGTCGGAGCAATGCCGGGACAGGGCGTCACAAGCGTCTTTTCGTTTGGGCGCTCAGTGGGGATTGTTGAGGGCATCCTAGCTGCTCTGAACATCCCCACGACCATTGTGCCACCTCAGACGTGGCAGAAGGGCGTGAACTTGCGCGGAGGCAAGGATGGGTCGCGAGAGCGCGCCATGCAGCTATTCCCACGTCATGCTTTTCTCTACACACGCAAGAAAGACGATGGTCGCTCTGATGCTTCCCTAATCGCGCATTACGGCGCTCACCAATAACCAAAAAGGGCTGGCAGTGGTTTAGACTGCCAACCCTTCTAGTGCAGCCTTGGGAACAGCACGTCACATGGACGTGACGCTTGTAGACCAATTCTGCTCCAAAAAGCAAGAGAGCAAAATATGGCCCAAATATCATTCGATGAAGATTTTGCGGGACCATCTGATTATGCGGCGCTGTATCGACAGCTTCGCCTTCAGGTTGTCCCCTCATTACCACCATCCAATTCAGGATCGTGGAAGCGCCCTGCCATCAAATGGCGGGAGCATGAAGACGTTCTGACAACGCAGGACGTGTACGACCAATGGTATGGCCATCAAGGCGAGTACCGGACACGTCAAAACATGGGCCTGATCACAGGCAAGGCATCTGGCAATGTCTGGGTGCTGGATCTCGACACGCACAAAAACCCACAGGCAAATGAATGGCTCAAGGGCTTGCTCGACCTTTGGAATAATGGCGCGCCGCTTGTCTCACCGACACAGCGCACAGGAGGTGGCGGCGTTCAGATCCTTTTCCGCTCGCCTGAGGGCTGGATACCGCCGACGATCAAGACATCAATTGGCGTGGACATTCGTGGTCAGGGTGGCTTTGCCGTCTTACCGCCAAGCATGCACGAAAGCGGCGTCAATTACGTTTGGATTAAGGGCTATGAGCCTTGGCTTGTCGATATTTGTACAGCGCCGTCATGGCTGACTGAGGCGATTGACGATCTGGCAAGCCATTTCACGTCTGTTGGGCCAAGTGAGCGCACAGGTTCGCCCGACACTGCGATAAACCCATTTGGGCAGATCGTGGACGGTCGCGAAGATTACATGCGGAACCTGATCTGGGCGAAGGTTGTCGATCATCGCCGCGAGATCCATGACGCACCGTTCTTCAGCGAGGCTGAGGCGCAGCAATGGATGGACGATGCTTTTGCCCAGTATGAGCAGACGGTCAAGTCGCGCCTTGTCGAGGCTGGCACAAGCAATGCTGAATTGCTTGAGCGCGAAGGCAGGGGCAGATCCGAATTCAAGAAGAAATGGCTGATAGCCATGTCCAAGTGGGGCACAGATGTAAAGATTGCGGCTGACGTGCCAAAAAAAGCGCGTGGGGATGTCAAACCACCTGAGCCCGCCGCGCAATTGGTCAAGGGCGATGACGGCGTTTGGCGTCCCCAGTTTGAAGCTTTCCCGCTTTTGAGCGTGAAGATGATCCGCAGCCTGCCCGATCCAAAGTACCTGATTGAGGGCCTGATAATAGAAAATGGTCTGGGTTTTTTCTACGGACCTCCGGGATGTGGCAAGTCTTTCATCACTATCGGCATGGCCCTTTCCATTGCCGCTGGGCTTGATGAATGGTGGGGATACAAGATTAATAAAAGCGGACCCATGATTTACATTTCGTCTGAAGGCGTGAGTGACCTCAAGTTTCGTATCGCTGCATGGGAACAGGCAACGGGCATCAGTGCAGCGGACATTCCGTTCTACCTGATCCATGTCCCTATCAACTTTATGGATGACGGGGAAATTGAGCGCCTGATCCTGACCATTCAGTATTCAGATATGCTGATGGGCGAGGTCCCTGTGGGCATCGTGGTCGATACGGTAAGCCGTTCACTTCCCGGAGCAGATGAGAATTTGCAGAAGGATATGACGCTGTTCATTAAGGCCTGTGACAAGATCCGGCTTGCATTCGATTGCACCGTCATGGGTGTCCATCACACAAGTCGTGCAGGCAATTTGCGTGGATCGACCGTGTTTGATGGCGCTGCCGATTTCCTCTTCCGGATCAGCCGTGAGGAAGGCGTCATGATAGGTGAATTCAATGCAAAGAAGATTAAGTCTGCGACTGACGGCTGGACGAAGCCCTTCAAACTTCGCGAGGTCCTGTGCGGCGATATTGCGGGTAATACAAGCCTGTACGCAGAGCCAGCATTGCCTGAAGAGGTGGTTGTCGAAGATGAGTGGCCAAGAAAGCCCGTCTGCCAAGATATTCTTAATGCCATGTCGAAGGCATGGGAGGCAAACAAGCCTTGGTCCACGCAGCCAAACACCAGACGCGATGGACGTTATGCGCCCATGCTGATGACGCGATATGAGGTTGAGGAAAAGATGGCAGTAAAGATGATCGATGCATGGCTGCGTAATGGCGTCATTGAAATCGACCTTTGCGATGCGCGCAGCAAGACCAAGGGCATAAAAGTCCTGAGCCATCTTCAGGATGCACCGTCACGATATGGATCTTATTATGCTGTTTAAACCAAGGGGATTGAAGGCCATGATGCCAAAAGTAATTAAGCTGAGGAAGCGTCCTTTTGGGACAGGCAAGTATCCCATCACCAAGCTTGGCGTTGGCGAGTCGATCACCATACCGATTGAGTCTCCAGCCCATGAAGGCTTGATCCGCAAAAGTGCGGAAAACTGGAATGCGCGTAACAAGGGTTTCATCTCTGCGCGCAAGAAGGGCTTAGAAATTACATTCACACGCATTAGGTAGGAAGGTTATTTTATGGAACGTGGATTGTTTGAACTGCGCCTTGCATGGCGCGAGGCCATTGAAGGTGATGGTGGGCATTGCCCATGCTGCGACAGGTGGGGCAAGATCTACCCGCGCAGCCTTAATGTGACTATGGCCCGTTCACTGATATGGCTGGCGCACCACAGCGCAAATTGGGATTGGGTTGATGTGCCAAAAAGCGCACCGCGCTGGCTTGTCCGGTCAAACCAATTGCCGACCCTGCGTTGGTGGGGTCTGGTGGAGCGGCATGGGAATGATGACCCGACAAAAAGGCACTCTGGGCTTTGGAGGGTCACCGAAAGAGGCGACCTGTTTGCACAAAACCGCCTGCAAGTTCCAAAAAAGGTCTACACATATAATGCTGATGTCAAAAGTTTCAGCGATGAATTGATAACAATCAGGGATTGCGTTGAAAGCTTTGATTACAGCGCCGTGATGGAGGCCAATGCATGACTGATCATAGTTTATTTTTTGTGGTTATGGGGCTTTTGATCCTCACCGCATATTTGATGGCCACAAAGCCAGAGATAACAGCGCAGGAGCGCGAAGAGATGGAAGAGGATTGGTGGGGATGACCTGCGCCCTTTATCGCCATTTTAACAGTGAGGGTGCGTTGCTATATGTTGGCATCAGCGTGAATGCCATTAATCGCACTAGGCAGCATAGCAAGGTGTCAAAATGGTACGGGGAAATATCGACAATAACAATTCAGCATTACCTTAGTCGCGAAGAAGCAATAGAGGCAGAGGGTATAGCGGTAAAATCAGAAGGCCCGCTTTACAACATCCGGTTGAAGCCAAGGCCGGAGAGGCACAGAAAATACAGGGCGTTCAGAGCCACTGACATTGGCGTTGATGACATGCGTGATGAAATTGATCAGGTGATAACGCTGAACCCTCTCTACACGCTTAAAGAAGCTGCCAGTGCGCTTGGCTTGTCATTTGGTATTATTAGGCGTGAGATAGATGCTGGAAACCTTGTCGAGATCAAGTTGCCAGCCCCAAAGTGCGACAGGATGGATTCGTACATAACGGGATGGCAGTTATTAAATTGGCTAGAATTTAAGGAACGAGATGCAATGGAGAAATGGTCGTGATCCGGCGCATTATTAACTGTATCATAGACCGCTTATTTAAAGACGAAAAGGATTGGAACCAATGAAGTATATTGCATTCGCAGCCATTGTCGATGCATCAACGTCTACTCCCGCCAACGCAAGCCCAGCATTGGCTATTTGCCACAAGCCGTATGCCTTGTGCGCCAGTAGCCCAACTGTCGTTATTCCCAACGAAACGGTTACTGTAAATGGTAAGAAGTTTCAGGCGGGTGTATCCGTTTGCCCTGTCCTCAAGGGGCCAAGCATTGCTGACTTGAACTTAATGGATGGGTCGTGCGCTTCGCCAGACTTGACAGACAAAACTGTCTGGTCGCTGTTCAGTAACGTGCAAAGCTACCCGCAATTACCTGACTGGAAGGTGCTACCATCCGTCAAGCGCACCTTTATCACCAACGCCAATGCTGGTGGCGGCATGAGCAACATGTGG